TCATCATAGGCCCTCACACGATCAAACCTATGACTACAGATCAGAAGGGCGTCCCCTTCTCACCCTCTTCCGTGTCGAAGAGGGATCCAGCTACCCCATAAATTGGAGGACGATGACCAATCAGTTTTGCTTTTGATGAGATCCTGTAAACTCATCGGGATAGATTTAGGGACTATCCCATAATGACCAGAGAGATAACTACAACGGTCATTTTATTCCCTTCGTCATCGTCCATAAATCAGGATGGCAGGAATCGAACCTGCTCCACGAGTGCCCAAGACTCGGATGCGACCACTACACTACACCCTGAATTCTATAAGAACCTGCTCGTTTGTAGGTTCTCCTTCTATGACAGTTTGCACAAACAACTTCACACTTTTCTATTTCAGCCAATATTGTTTCCCAACTACATCCTATAGAAAGTAGTTGAGCTATGCCTCTAAATTTATCTCCGTGAATATGGTCAAACTCTAGGACAACCATATCCTGTTCACCACAGTCGGTGCAAGGATGTTCTTTAAGGTAAGCTATAAGTTTATTTTTGTTGGCAGTTCGGGCAGACCCCGTTCTTTTCTTGGCTTTATCTTTGTAGTATTGCTTATATCTATTGTAATGGTCTTTACCATTTACTCGCAGACATTCAATACACTGTTTCTGTTTAGTTCCTTTCGCTTTATTTCTGAAGTAGAAATAGGCATCGGACTTTAGCTTATGGCATTTAGTACATTCTTGCATAGTTCCCAAAACTGGTGGACATCCAATATCCCACATCCTGAGGAGGCTATGGGGCCATGCGGTAATTGACATGACCCAGGCCAAGACTCTCTTTGTGATTACCGCCACTCAAGTCTTGCGCCAGACTTCATAGCCTATGCCACTGAGAGGAGTCGAACCTCCTGAGCTCTAGGAGCGACTGGGTTACAGCCAGCCTGACATCTCCAACTGTCGGCAGTGGCAAATTTGAGTGATGGCATCCCCTTTGTTCAGGCTTAGGCCCGATCCCCCTAGAATCTATATGACTAGGGGCGATCTGTTTGGGCTATGACCTCCCCCTGAATCAGGTATTGCCCTAATATGGGGTACTCCTTGAACTCAGGCGATTGCTAGCTCAACAGTATCCCTGAGATCTGTTCCATCACTCAATGACCCCACCAGGACTTGAACCTGGATTCCGAGTTTAGAAGACTCGTATCTTATCCCTTAGATGATGGGGCCAAAAACTCCGCTATCTCCATATCAATCTTCATCAACTGCCTATAGATCTCTCGGATCTCAGCCCTAAATTCCGGATTAGTCTCCCATAAAAAATAGGCTTCATCAATGAAGAAGCCACCCTCTTCCATAAGTGGATATTCAGCCCATAGGACATCTATCATAGAACGATCACAATTGTCAGGATGGTCATGCTGGTCATCAAAAATTTCCATAATCCCTCCTATAATCCCAAATGCTTCCTGATGGCCTTATCAATATCTTCAGAACTATACTGACTATTGCCAAATAGTCTGCAGACTGGGATTCTATTTACCTTTAATCCCTTATATTTATCACTACCACAAAGCCACTCATTATTCCGTCTGGTGTTATGTGTGGCCTCATGAATAATCATCAAAATAGCGTCATCAATATTCCACTCAATATCACTATTTACAAATACTACTGGATGAATAGACTTTTCATCTGGAAACGTAGCAGCCTTCATGGAGAAGGGCATCTTAAGGGATGAGAAGAATTGCATTCTGGAGATGGTATCCGGTAGATCCTTTAGATCACAATCACTATGATCCTTAAGATGATCTTGAAGTATCTCCAGGGCCTTATGACGATAGATTTTGTCGAATGATCTTTCTATGGGAACCTGAGAAAGAACCAAAAAGACAACTAGAGCTTTCATAGCTCACTGACTCCCAGATATAGCAAGATGGCCAGGAGGATAAGGATGATTATTTTGAATATTGTGGCCCCAGAGGATCTCTCCCTAAATTCAGTACACTTAATGCACTGTTGCAGGGTGGATCCATCAATGTAAGGTTCATCTATGTCTCGCCAGTTATGGTTGCAGGGCATAATAAAATATGTTCCTTTCTAGGGTAGTGGGGAGCCACAATTCTTTCGGACGAATTCGATGTGCTCAATCTCCTCATCAGCAAGATCAATAAAGGAAGATGTAAAGGGTATCTGTCCATTTGTTGAATGGATCCCATCCTTTTCTGTTTTGTAAACCAGATCCATTGAATGAACAGATGTCTCCCATGAACCCTTGGATATGTAGAGATCAACTAAATCAGTTGCTCCATCTTTTATGGCCTCATCACAGAGCTCTTTGAGATCTTGAACCGTCATTGTTACTCCCTAGTTACTAATACTAACATAGAAATAAAAATAGGGACCAACATAGATGTTACTCTATATTGATCCCTAAATTATAGATTGACTAGAACTATTGACCTCTGCCAGAAGGTCTATAGTGAGAGATGCTTATCTCTCCAAAAGAAGGAAAACTATATTGAGAAGTTTTCCTCTATTTGCAAAGATAAGTTAGTCTTCCCATCTATCTTTCATTCTCTGAATGACATCATCGGGAACCCCATGGATATTGGGGAATTCACCAATGCACTTTATGATCTCAACCCTGTATCCATAATCTTTAGCGAGAATGAAATAGGGTATCATCTCTGCGTAGGTGGTGAAGGTATTCGATACTATGATGTCATGACCTTGGAGCATCCCATCTTCAGCCTTCTTCTGACACCATCTATGAGCAATGGATACTCTGGATTGATCATAACTATATTTACCATTAGTGATAAAATAATGGTCTGCCTCACACCATGCTACTGCATGAGTTCTATAGTCCATGATCTCTCTGGCTTTAGTGGACTTTCCACTCCCAGGCAAACCTCTGACTAGGATCATTTTTGGCACAAATTGTCCTCTCTAAAAAAAAAATAGAGGGAGATAGAAATATCTATCTCCCTCTTGAGTTATTGCTTTTCGATTCAAGGATGGAATAGTAACGACTACTCCAGAAATAGGCCCCTATTAGGTGGGGCCTTAATCTGCAATAGTCAATCTAGTCCTCATCGTGAGTAGCCAGAATGGTTATCAGATTGGGTTTGCCATCAGGCATCCTAGATACTGTTATGGCGGTATCTTTCACATTGACAAACCTATCCACTTTAACTTTGACCTCGGCATTCAGGATGTCGTCACTGGATTTATCGTTCACTGACACACTATTCAATATCTGTATCAGCTCTCTCAGAGTCATAAAGTGTTTCTCCTCTTATCTCCCTTTATATAATAAGAAGAGAGATAAGCAAAATAAAGAGTTATCCATCAATAGTAGGTGAACCGTTCACCTACTTTCTAATCCTCCCTCCTTCTCCCTATCAATATGATTTGATCTTGGATCTATCAAATCTGACTTTATTCTTTGGATTTGGGAGATGCTTATCAAAGCCTTTCTTCCTAAATCCATTGAATTGAGTATTTGGAACTTTGGCTAGACTCTTCCTATTGGTTCTAGCCTCTTCAACCAACCTTATAGCCTCTGAAGACGAAATTGATTCATCAATAGAGGCAAGATAATCGAAGAATTCTATCCGGCCAGCCAACTCCCTATGAAGATTCTTGAGTCTATGCCCCAGGCGTTGAATCCTGGCAAGGGCATCTGGATTGTCTTCTCCTACCATGGGAATAATAGTCTCTATCTCAGATACTATATCTCTCATAGTATGAAGAATTTGCCAATGAGACATATCCTTTAGGTAGGATAGTTTTCTAGGGTGGGAAGGCTTAGACGGATAGAAAAATAACCGTCCATTACTTCTCATAATAGATTGACCTTGTTGTGTCATCTGTGAAACAAAAATGACCCTAGACACTTTGGGTCATTATTGGGAGGTGTAGAATGACTACTCCCTAAAGGCAATGAAACCCCAAATCTATATCTGCGAATCAATTTGCTATGCAGACATTTTGTGTACAGTGATGGCGTATCACTGCCTTTTAATTAGGGCCATTGCCTTTAGGCAATAGTCAATTTTTACGCAGGGCATCTCTCCCACATACTCATACGAGACGGGTTAAAAAGAAAAAGAGAGTAATATCAATCACTGATGATGATTAGTGATTAAGATTACTCTCTCTCTCTCTCTCTCTCTCTCTCTCTTATTTAACTTCTTCATTCTATTCTACTTATAGACTCAATTAGCTTGCTTTCTCATTCCCCTAAATTGAACTAAGCGGTAACGACATTGGATGTTTGATCTGGAATGGCCGCGCGTAATTCAGTATCAATCCAATCGGCTTTGATTTCGCCTTTAGCAAGATTACCCGCTATCACGGCGAAATCAGTTTCAGACAGTAAGTCTGCTAAGCCATTGAATTCGGCCACATCTTTAACCTTTGCCAATGCCTCATCAAAAGACATCGTATCAACGTCCTCAATCCCATTGGTAGGCTGGGATTGAGATTCGATACGCTCTCTCATCCGTTGCAAATTGGCATTGTACTTTGCCATTGCCTCTGATTCGCGCCGGTCAGTAATGGCTTTGCGCTTTGAATCAGCATCGGACTGCTCCAATTGCTTAATCCATTGGCGCGCCGAGGATACTAACAAACCATATCCTCTTGCTATCACTAACCCTTGAATCATTGAGGCATTGAGAGAGAATCTTTTATCCTCCGGTAATTGACCGGTAAGGATTCTGAAAATCCTGTCTGCTTCTGCTACTTCGTTTTGATTGAGGGCCTTTGCACATCGGCCAATAAGTTCAACGGCTTTGCAATACTTTTGTCCGGCAATCCCATCATTGACAAGGAATTTAACTGTAGACCGAAATCGCCAATTTTCATTGCCGCCCTCGATTGATGTGGATTCGGCGCCCTTGCTACCATTATTGAAAATGGAAGGCTTGGGGCTTTTCTTTCGGCCATTCTTTCCTGCTCTCTCTACTTGACCAAGCAACGCGTTATTGCTCAATTCACAGAGAGAGAACAGAAGAAAACTCACTGAAGATTCAATCGCCTTAGTAGCAGGCATTGAAACCTTGAATCCCTCGGCATTGAATCCTTCAAGCATAAGAGGCTTACCACTCTCATCAGTAGTAGGCGCAAGACCAATAGCCCATTGAGTAAACTCACTGATCCATTGATCTACCTTAGACTCACCAGCCGACTTCCACACTTTGATTTTAGCTTTGAGCTTTTCAATCAGAGTGGGAGTATCAGTGTAGATTCTTTCCTCGACATCCAACACAGCGTTAGTGTAGGACGTATCAGTAAGAGAATCATTCTCATCTGATGATGTGGCCGAGGGAGTGTAATTGAAGGCGGATAAAAGGTCGTCCCTCAATTGCTCACCCAAGATTGGATTCAAGGCCGATACCGTGTCAATCACATCAGACCTAACAGATTGGTTGCCATTGCTATTGGGTTTGATAAGTCTAGCTTTCTCTTTCAACATAACAGTTTAACCCTTCTCCCATTGTGGGAATTGATGATTTAACGTCGCAAGATAGTTGCGACCTCGATCCGAGGAAAGAGAAAGCAGGCTAATTCAATCCACAAGCAAATAGAATGAATCATATGTGCCTTGGTTGGCTATGTTCGGTTATCTGAAGAGGGATCGCCCCAAGACTGGTAAGAATGTTTGCTCATCGCGCTATACCTAAGCGGTACTGCTAGCCTGATAACCTGCCTGTAAACGACCTAGTGGTCAACTCAGGTTACTACAATTGAGTAACCTACTATGGATTGCATAGTGGAGCGCAAGTTACACGTAGTTGCTTAGCTTGTCAATAGTGGGGTCTACTAAAGAATTAATAGTTATAAACCCTTTAAAATCAACAACTTACAGTTAGTGTATTTTGTACACTAAGTCGTTTTTGTGTTGGTTGCCAACATAAGAAGCTACCTAGACAGAGTGCTCCCACTCGATGTCCGATAGAAGGAGCTTCCAACTGGGAGCACTTAAGGCGCATCGAGGTCACTCCTGGCGCAAGTCTCCCCGGATCATCCCATCAAACTCCCCACTCCCCAGTATTCCCCTCTATAAGATATATAGAATAATATCTATATCTATAATAGTATCTATAACTTAGACCCTCTGAAGGCCAGTTGTCACGGGGGCGTATAAGGAGGGGAAGGGGATGCGCTATCAATATCATAGATATTTTTTTTGTTTTTTCTTTTTTTTTTAGCTAGATGGCTATGTAGAGATCTACATACTATAATGGCGCAAGAGATATTTATAGATAAAGAGAGGAGGGATGTTAAAATAATAACCCTTCCTTATTCAAATTTTCCTGCTTGGGTCCCTGCGCTTATAGCACGAAATGACCAAGATTTCAATAGGCTATTGTTATGCCATGAATCTTATGCTATAAGTCCAATGTTAGTCAGACTAAGTAAGGAGAAAAATTATGTCAGATAATGTACCTCAAGTAGAGTTACCTAGATATAAATCCCATAAGATAGTCCATGCTCTTAAAATCCGTCGAATAGAGCCCAATGATGGAACTGGAGGAGCCACTCTTCACTGGTATCTTGATGCCATCTATGGTCCCCTTGAAGTAGATAATCTCTTCATGGCCAAACATAATCCATCAGCAGGTGGTTACTATGTAATCTATCCTGATGGCTACCAATCATGGAGTCCCGCGCAGGCATTTGAAGAAGGCTACTCCCTAATTGAGGAGATATCCTAGATGAATAGAAAACTAGAACTAGACTTCTCAGAGCTCCTTCTTGCATGTGTCAATGATAATCCTCAACGAATAGGGAGGATCCTCTTTAGACTGGATAATGACCAAAAAGAGAAACTAGTCAGATCCCTGGTGCATGCCCTTTCCAGCACTCTATATACACTCCCAACTAACATCTATGAGGATCTTAAAGAGGAATTTGGCTTCGAGATCAAGAGTAAGGAGGCAAAATGAAGGAGCCTATTTTACAGTTCTTTGAGTATAAACATCTCCCAGATCACCTTCAGGAGGTAAGTGGGGTATTCCATCACTTGGCGGTATCCATGGTTGAGAACCTCCCTAGAAATCCAGAAAGAACAGTAGCCCTCCGAAAGCTCCTTGAGGCCAAAGACGCTGCTGTTAGAGCCAAACTCTATAAAGAGGAGACATCCTAATGCCCATAAGCGTTCCTCCAAGAGGTCTAGCAGGCTCCCTGCAAAATCGTCAGGCTCGTCCACTTACTGGTCTTGAGGTCAGAGACGCCATCCAACGTCATCTTATGGTTCTCACTGACAAAATGCTCAGCGATATTGGGCTCCTTAGTGACCAGGTGATAGAACTAACCTCCCAGTTGTCCTCCTCAGTCCAAGAGGAACTCTCAAAGCAACCTAGACTCCAAAAGATAAATGTTACCTATCCCAGAGTAGGTTGGTCCATTAAGACCCGACTTGAACAACTGGATGACGAAACCTATCTGGTCAGCGCGGAACTTGAGTTGGATCTCGAAAGGAACCTTAGGATCCCTATCAGATTTGGAGAGAGTCGCGGCGGAAATGTCCTAAAATCCCTTGAAGAAGAGAAAATCCCAACAACTATCCCCGACAAAGATCGTCAAGCCTTTGGTCTTAAGGTAGAAGCAGAATTTGTCAAACCTGATGGAACAGTTGGAAAAGTGGATCTAAATGAACTCAAGGGTGAGAAAAGGGCCGCTAGGACTGTGGATGTCGGCTCAGGGGCTCCCAATAGGGAAGTGAGGATGCTCTCTGATAATAGAGAGGGCGCTTCCAGAGTGGAAATGACAGGTGGTCAACAGGGAGAAGAGATCAAACTTCCTTCCCAGCTCCCAGAAGTAACCCTAGACATACCAGATATAGACCTTCTAGGGGAACCTCCCACTCCACAAAAGGAACCTCCCAAGGTCCCACTTCCACCTAAGGGCTCAATGGCCCAGACAACCAAACCTGGAGTTAAGTTTAAGAGGTAAGAGATGAAGATGCCTATCACTGGATATGAATATGACAAACTGACTGACGAAGAAAAAATCAAAGTAAATGAGCAGTACAACAAATTCCGAGTTATAGATAAGAAGGTACATGAGTTTCTTGGTCATGAGGATTGGATGCTCTGGTCTAACTTGATGCAGCAGGAGATCGCCTCTACCGCAAGATGGCCCCTTGAGAAAGTCAAAGAAAAGCAAGACGAGAGAATAACAGAGTTGGAACTGAAGGTAGATGTCCTTAAGAAAGAAAATGATATTATCTGGAAGAGATATATCGAAGATGTAGCAGCAGAAAAGATAAAGGTAAGAGAAGCCTATGAGAGATGGACAAAATACCTAGAAAGTAGAACTGAGGAAAATAATGAAACAAATAACCTATGACTTCGACTGGATGACTATCGCAGGAGCCCTGGTTGGATCCCTTAGAACAAGTGGAGGAGTAGAGGATGGCTTCTGGCAAATATGCGTTATCACGGAATCCCTGACAGCCGAGATAGCTGCTCCAGCCCCAGAAGCTACCCAACAAGTCCTTCCAGGTCACCTAGTTAGGATAAAGGGGATAAGACTCCAGAGAGTATCCAATCTGGGTCCCATGTGTATACAAGTATCAAACGGTTTAATCACGGAGGTAGGAATTGGCTCTAATACAAATCACAGCAGATCTCTCCAGAGTAGCAAAAGCCCTGGAGAGAATAGCGATAGTGCTTGAGAGACTCTCTCCTCCTCCCTCTGAGGAACCAATAGAGCCCTCAACCGAGGAGGATATAACTCAGATAGTAGATAATTCCTATACTGAAGAATGGTCCAACTATGCCCCTCGAAGAAACTACTAAAACCTGGAGAAGAGATGTCTGGAAGGACCATCTGACTTTAGAGGTACTCAAGATAGAGGTGACTCCGGAAAATGATCTGACTCCTCATATCAGCTCTCTTGATTGTCTTTGCATTCCAGAGATGAAAGATCAGGATGGAGTCCAGATGTTGGTCCATAATGCCTTTGATGGAAGGGAGGTCAATGAAAATCATGAAAGAGGACACTGAATCCATTAGTGACATTCTTGAATATCCCATAGATGCCAATGGCTCCCTGGTCACTCGAAGGGGAGGTCTCACTCGGATGAAACCCAAGTTAGACGCTCCTCCTCCATCTCAAATAGGCTCCGTTGATTGGACCATGTGTCATATGTTTGGCGACAGAGAGAAAGCCGTAGAGATCATAGAGTCCCTGGTTTCAGGTCAAGGTGAGAATGCCGACGAGAAATGGGTAAGATTCGTTCTTCTCTATCGTCAGTGGGAAATCCAATATCGACGGGGTGATTTGGAGGTTCCTCCCAACCTTAATCAAGTTTGCCACTCTCTCAACTTCGATGCTAGAGAGCTCCTTGGAGAACTCCAAATGGGAATGAGAGGTCTCTTCACCAAGATAGGAGCTATCAAAGCCACCATGGAGATTCCAGCAATAGTGGATAAAGTAATAGAGGTGGCCCTCTCAGACGAGGGAGATAAAGGTGATAGAGAGTTGGCCCTTAAACTTGGTGGGATGATCGAAGACAAAAGTGGAATGAATGTTAATATTCACAACACTAACCAGAATGCAATCATGCTAAAGGGAGAGAAGGATAGAATGAAGTCTCCCCTTTTACAATTCAGCGATACTGTTATTGATATTGATGATGAAGTGAGGAAGGAAGATGATAAAACTACCGGATAGCCCTCCAGAGAGAAGGGGAGAACTTAAGTCATCTAGGGAAAGGATCAGATCGGCTATTGAGCTATTCGAGACAAATTTCGATTTAGATGGTAACCCAACTACTCTTAAGGGAATCAGACTGTTTTTATTTTATGGTTGGTTTGATCCTTACCATTCAAGAATGGGGCGGATTCTGTTTGGGACGGCTAAAGTATTTATCAGAGCGGATCTCTTCTGGAATAATCTGAAAAGAAGATTAAGTGTATTCTCGAAAAGTAACAGAAAATAACATCCTCCGTGCAGAAAGGATCATCAAAGAGAAACATCATCTCCCTCTAAGATGGTCCTTAAGACCTCACACGTCCAATGAGCGAGAGGAGATGAATGCCCATTTCAACACGCTCCTTGACAACAAGGGATTCTTAATAAGGGACTTCAAGAGAGAAGAACGCCTATGGATATTGGTCGAAAGTACCCTCTGCAAACTTGATTTCTACTACTTCGCCACCAACTACGCCAAAATCGAAGACTGGTCAGCAAAGATAGTCTACTATCATCCCAATATAGCCCAACAGATAATATTGGACATCATGGCCGAGAACGAGGAACTCGGATGGGCTCTGATGTTCATGTTCCTCAAGGCCCGACAACTAGGCATAACTACTCACTTCCAAATAGTTCTTGCCCATAGAATCTTCTTCTATAGAAACGTAGGAGCCTACACAGGATCTGCTGAAGAGAAAAAATCTAGAGCTATGGTGGGTAAACTAGAGTTTCTCTGGGACCAACTTCCTTGGTGGATCCGTCCTCGTCAAACTGCCGCCCAGGCTGGAGACTTCATAGAATTCGGAGATCTCAACTCTGGTCTATGGGTCCAATGGGGAAACCAAAAACAAGGTATTGGACGTGGAGCCACTCCCACTATTGCCCATCTATCAGAGCTTTCCACCTTCGAGCATCCTGACCAACTGGTTGATGCAGCTCTCTATAGAGCCATGCACGAAAACCCCTTTGCCCTCTTAGCTTTAGAGAGCACTGCAAATGGCATTGGTAACTGGTGGTGGAAGACTTGGAACTTCAACATCAAGCAGGATTCCAAGGGACTAGCAAAATATAAACCCATATTTCTCCCCTGGTACATCGGATCTGATCTCTATCCTACTGAGTGGGAGTACCGCAGACGGCCTGCCCCGCTTGATTGGAAGATCCCTGAATATGTAGAGAAGCACGCCCTCGCCGCCAAGACTTATGTGAGATCCACTCCTCTCCTAAAGAAGGTCCTTGGAGAAGACTGGGAGATGCCCCTCAAGCAAAAATGGTGGTACTACCTCAACTATGAAGAAGCCAGGGAGATGAAACAGCTTCACATATTTCTGCAGGAGATGCCAGCTTCTGCCGATGAGGCTTTCCAGAATTCCAACCCATCAGTATTTCTCATTGAGACAATGACTGATGTAAGAGCAGAATCCAACTCATCAGTTCCAGTAGGGACCTTCCAAATATCGGGCGAGTCAATCCCCTTTATTTATAGGGATCAGAAAGTAGTTGGAGAGTCAGTTGTTGCAAGAGCGATGTCCGGCGATAACACCCTTCTTGAAACTTTTGAACTTCAACCGATTGAGACTGATGGATGGCCGGATTCAAACCCTGATCTCAAACTCTATCTCTGGGAATGGCCCCAATCAGGTGAGACCTATGGAGTCTATTGTGATCCATCAGAGGGAGTTGAGAGGGATAGTTCAGTAATAGGAGTTATCAAGAAGGCCACTCCATTCCATCCGGACGAACAAGTAGTTGAGTGGGCCAGCAACAAAGTAGACCAATCCGACCTATGGGCATATGTCTTCTGTATATGTCATCTCTTTACAGTAAGAGACTATACAGGAGAGTGGAGAGAACCCTTAGCGGTCATCGAGACCAACATAATTGGTGATGCAGTCCAAAACCAAATGATGATAAGAGGCTACTCTAACTTCTATAGACAAATGGACTTAACCATGATTGGAGACGTTGGACAACAGTTTAATAGAAAACCTAGAGCCCTCAAGGACCGCATTGGATGGAGAACGGATAGACTCAATAGACCTAAGATGATCTCCCTCTTTCGTAAACTTGTCAGAGATGGTAACTTCAAAGTAAGATCTCCATACCTAGTCAAAGAGATGGCAACTCTTGAATACAATGTAGATAAACAGCGTATTCAGGCATCAGAGGATCAACATGATGACAGAGTTATGGGACCGGCTATGTTACTTTGCGCATGGTATGATCCAGAAGTTTATGGTACTGTTCCCACTCCATTTATGGAACAGAGAGCCTATGAACAGTCGTTGGAGAAACTCCCTGTCTATATGGGAGATACCCTATTGGGAAGAGGATCAAGATATACGGAGAAGATTCCTGAGTTGAGTGATTCCAGGAGGATATATTATGGCTAAAATCAGCCCTTTACTTAACTACGAGTGTGACAATGGCCATCGCTTTGAGGACTTCAATACTAAGAAGAAAGTCAAATGTCCCCAGTGTGGATCCCATTCTGAAATCCTATGGATAGCCTCCAACTCTCCTCATAGACAGTTACAAACTCCCATAGTCATGTGGAGATACCCCAATGGGCAACTTGGGGTGGCTGGGGGATCGGACTCTAAGACTCCAAAGGGGGCGGAGCGAATAGAGATTCGATCCCTTGGCGAATATCGAAGACATACCAAGGAACTCAATAGACAATTAAGAGAGAAAGAAGAGAGAAGGGAAGAAGGTTATAGAGAAGCTAGAGAGGCTGTTGAGAAGAAACATCGTTCAAACCTAGCATGGATGATGGGCCAGGAGACTGATCCCGCAGCAAGAGATCTCTATAGGGAGGCCCTCTCTAGGAATAAGGGTGGTCATGAACCATTACCCTTCTCTGAGTTCTTTTCTACTGTGATGGAGATGGATAGGAGTAATTATGAGTGATGGTGATTGGGTCGGATTGGGTGTAATAATACTGATATTACTGGCTATTGGGGGGATGTATCTAGCAGGATGGTTAGATGATTACATATTATGAGAATCCCAGTTGATTGGTTTGAAAAATATCTAGACAATGAAAAGAGATGGTGGATCTTTCTCCTATTGAACAGAATCGGTCTCAGCTTTAACTTCATGGGACCTCCTGATAATAAAAGGAGCCAATGGTATTTTGGATTCTCATTCTATTGGTTCGCAATATTCTTTAACTGGAACTATCTCAATGGAACCTTTATGGGAGGCGGCTATGCTGCCAGATTCACAGGACTCTCTTTTCATTGGGGAACCAAGTTTCATTTAGAACCCGGCCAGCTATTTTGGCGTAAGACTAAGCGTTTAGGTAAATACTGAGAAGTAATAATTGTAGAATCTATCTTCCTCCTAACATCCTAGGAGGACAAGATGCCAACAACCCAAGGGGGCCAATCCCCTGCAATCGTAACAGGGAGTAATCCAAGAAGACCCTCAAGATATGAGGCTCCCTATCAATGGGACGGATCCAGACCTCAAGCCCAAGCCATCCTGGCCTGGATGAATGAGTGTATCCAGGAAGGAGAAATATTCCTTAGGAATCAAACTGGCTATAAGTTCGTTGATACCTCTCATCGAATCATGGCAGACATCATGCCAAACTCCCTGCCAGATACCCTCTCCAACGCCTCAAAGAATTTTGTCAAAAGAGACACAAGGGAGCTTGTAGGTACCCTCTCAAATCCAAGACCCCTAGTCTCTTTTACTACAGAGAATAAAGATTGGGCCGATCAGGCTGAGATACTTAATAAGGGCCATATGGCCTGGTATCTATCCTCCTTTGCTGATAGAAAACTCCGTCAAGCTCTCCAGTTTGCCGCAGTCGAGGGGACTGGTTACCTAATCAAAGAGTGGGATCCAGGCTATTGGGGTCCCAGTGATGGAGAGATAACCCTTCAAGCTCTCGGTGTAGATGCAGTCCTTCCTATACAGATCTCCCCAGAAGATTGGGATCTCCAGAAAGCCTACGCAGTAGTAATCAGACGCCAATATCCAATATTTCATGTCATGAGGAGATATCCTCTTGCAGCTCACCTTATTGCTCCTGATGGAGAGGCAGTCTCCAAGTTTCGCAGACTGGTCAACAATCTGATGGACAGGGTAACTGCTACTGTCCAAAACACTTATGGAGCCCAACGGGGATATAGGGGAGAAGACCCTCTTGGGCGACAGCTAGTTACAGTCTATGACATCTATATTCTAGACTCACAAGTTAATATGACTCAGGCTCCTATGAAGATGGGACCGGAAGGAGCTCCCTGGGAATACAATGTTCCATTCTATAGACAACAAATACCTATTGGGATGAACGACCCAAGGACCCTTAGTCCTATAACCAGAGCGGCTGATTATCATGACAGTAGAATGTTCCCCTATAGAAGACACATAGTCGCTACTCGCACAGCTATTCTCTACGATGACACCTCCAGATGGTGGCACGGACAAGTGCCCTTAGTTAAGTTCCGCCTTGATGACTGGCCATTTGAATATTGTGGAATCCCAGTCACTAAGGAACCTGCCAAATCCTATGCCCTACATACCAGTCTTTGGAGAGCCTACGATGACTCCTGCAATGGAAAGCTGAGACCACCTCTTGCATATGATAAGAGTAGATATTCTAAAGAGACGGAGAAAAAGATAGACCCTAGAATGGGTGGTCAGATGATCGGATTCAACAACATGCTTGGAGAAGTCTTCAAGGTGATGATTGATCCAAGATACTATGATCAACCTCAGAATATCCTTGAGTTCTTTCAGATGATCGAAGAGGGAGCGTCGAGATTGATGGGACTCAATGATCTTACTGCCATGGCTAAGGCTGCTCAGGTCCCAGGAGCTGATACTATTGAGAAGTTGGCAGAGATGGCCGGACCAATGGCAACAGATATGTCTCGTAATATGGAGGCATCCTTAAGGGATCTTGGAGAATTGTGGAAAGCAATGTTCTTTGAGTTCTACTCAGTCAGAAAGAGATTCCAAATTTTAGGGAGGGATGGTGTT